CAATGTTCATCAAGTTACACTTACATGTAGTTTAAAAACAAAAGTTTCAAATGCAAGTGAAAGAGAAAGTATTGCAAGCATTAAAGCAAATGCACCTAGATATTTTGCAACACAGGATAGAATGGTTACAGCAGAAGATTACAGTGTATTTCCAGTCACAGTAAGCGAAAATATTAGTAAAATAAAAAGTGTTAATCGTGTTGCAAGTGGACATAGTAGATTTAGAGATTTATATGATCCAACAGCAACTTATAATAATGCTACACAATATAGTGATGATGTATACATTTATGAAAATAATGTTACCAATAGAAGTTTGGTAAGTTTGCCAACCACGCTTACAGGATTACAAATTTACAACAAGTATATTTTACCTATGTTAAGCAACCCTGAATTAAAAAACTATTATTACAATAGACAAGGATATACAAATGCTGGATATAGTGCTACAACTGATTTTGATAATACCACAGCAAACATCACAGTAGTAAACAGTACAACAAATGACGAGACCAATGTATTTCGTTGGAATCAAGTAACAAAAGGCGCTACTGGTTGTAGTGGATATTTAACTTTTAATAATGGCTCTTCAAATTACATACAAAGAGTAGGACTAACACAAACTAATGCATTAAGAAAAGCCAGTTTAAACAGTTTGGTTGAATTTATCAGTTCACCATACAAAACAGGATATATCAATACAATTACAGTTGTAAACGGTGGAAGTGGTTATACTAGTGCACCAACAGTGACTATCGGAGGAGCTGGTACAGGTGCCACAGCTACAGCAACAGTGACAAGTGGTGCAGTAACAGCAATTACAATAACAGATTCAGGAAGTGGTTATAATGCAAACACAGTGATTACAATTACAGGTGGTGGAGGATCTAATGCTTCTGCTAGTGTAACTGTAACTGATGCAGAAACCAAATGGGTAAAAGTAGATAAAATTTATAAAGATGGATTGGGAGACGACAGTAGTGCAGGTGCTCCTACAGGATTAGACAGTGGCGGAAAAGGTGCTATTGTGTTAAGTGGCATTGTAAATAGTGCGGCGCGAGTAAATAGAATAGTTACTGTATTAAACAAAGATCTTACTACAACAATAAAAAATAATGTCATAAGCAAAATTAACAACAAAGTAAGTTTTGGTTTAAGATATAATGCAAACAGTCAAGAATGGCAAATAATTGATAACAGTAATTTACCTGCAAACACAACTGCAAATAACAGCGTAGCAAGTTGGAGTAGATTATATGAAGGTGATAGTACAAACACTGGTAGAGATAATAGTTGGCTAATTAGAATCAACTACACTTCCACTGATTGGGAGATGCTACAGCGTAAATCACAGCTTATAGTAGGAAGTGTACAAAAACTTAAATTTGGTAATTTAAACTTCAATGAAACATTTAGCAGTGAAACACAAAAACCATTACGTGATTGTATAAAGTTTTTAAGCATCAACAAAACAACTGATACTGATGCAACTCCATTGGGCAAAGATTATAAGTTCAATACATTTGGATATGTAACTTATCAAGATGGATATACAGATCCTCACAATGTAAGAGTAACACTAGCAGATCCAGATTCTGGAGAGTATCCTACAAATCCTGAAAGTTTTAACCAAGTATTACAAGGACAAACAATTAAAATTGGAGATAAACAAGTTGAAGGTTTTACGTATACAGTTTATGATGAAAATGGAACAACAACTGTAAATGGAAGGGCTAACTTACATGCTCAGTATGATAGAATAGCAGACATCTATAATGTTATTGATCCAGCTATAACAAATATAATAGACACTTATGTATTGCTTACAAGCTATGATAGAGAATTTAGAACTTGGGCAAACTATGATGGTAGAAGTGAAACCAAACCAAATCCACCCACTATAAATGAATTAACTAACTTATTTCAATCATTGGAAAATAGAAAAAGCATAAGTGACCAAATTATTTACAGACCTGTAAAATACAAAATATTATTTGGAGATCTAGCCAGCAGTGAACTACAAGCAAAGTTTCTAGTTACCAAAACAAGTACAAGTACAATGAGTGACACAGAAATAAAACAGAATGTAATAAGATTAATCACAAATTATTTTAACATTAATAATTGGGACTTTGGTGAAGACTTTTACTTTACTGAAATGGCGGCATTTATTCATAACAATTTGATTGGACAGATAAGTCAAATTACTATACAACCAGTTGGAAATGATACTAACAATACAGAACTGTTTGAAATAAGTGCCTCTGGAGATGAACTATTTTTACCAATAGTAAAGTCTAATAATATAGTAGTTAACAATACCGTGGCAGTAAACAGTACAACTATAGCCGAAAGTTCAACTACATCTGTTACAGGTGCAACTAGTGCTACGTCAGGGAGCGGCTACTAATGAGTGAACGTGATGTAAATCCAAAAATTGCACCTCTAATTACAAAACCAGGTGCAAGTAAAGAATACATTGGTACACGAGATGTAACAAGTTTTTTACCTAATATTTTTCAAACAGATGTCAATAAAAAGTTTTTAGATTCAACATTAGAACAGTTGATGTCTAGTGGTAGTTTACAGCCTATTAGAAATTATATCGGTAGTAGATTTAACAAAGATACGTATAATGAAAATTATATCAGTGATGGTAGAGACAGTGATGCTTATCAGTTTGTTCCAGGAATGATCAATAGAGATGAAGATCAGAATGTTACACAAACTTTACCCTATGATGATTTAATCAACACTCTAAAGTTCAATGAGGTTAACACAAATAATCATAATAATATTTTAAATGAACAAGGTCTTACATTAGACTTACCAATTAACTATGACATGTTTATTAACTATCATCATTATCTTTGGTTACTAGACACTCTACCTCCTGCAGAAATTAAACCTACTAGTAGCAATGTTATTGATATAGATACAATAGTATCTGAATCTACTTACACTACGCCAACACTGAGCACAAATAATACGCTGACTTTACAGAACGGAATGCGTATTAGATTTATGCCAACACACATTGATAGATTTACTCAAACCAACAATGCTAATACGACATTTACAGCAACCGCCGCAGTGACTACTGGTACACTTAAAGTTTACAAAAATAATATATTACAAACTTTAACAACACACTACACATACAATAGCGGAACTGGTGTTGTTACATTTACATCTGCTCCTGCGTTGACAGATGAAATTGAAATACATACATTTTATGCCCACAGTACCAGTGGTAATTATGCTGTTGGTGACATTTACATTGTGGATAATGTAGGTGGTACAGAAGGTATTGCACTAACAAAACAGTTTACAAGTGGTCAGGTTGAAGGTACGTATAGCGAAAGAAATTGGCTTAATCATACAGTATACAGTAGTCAAGAGCCGACTGGATTTGATGAACACGCAGGTGGTTTTGACTTTAGACCTTTTGACCTAAAAGAATTTAGAATGACTACAAGAGATTATGTTGTAGAACAAAGACACAGCAGAGATCAAAGTGCATGGGCTAGAAGTAATCTATGGGTACATGTAGATACAGCAAGAGCAATTTTAACTTTTCAAAATGCTAATGAATCTGAATATATATTGGACACATTGAGAGCAGTCAGACCTATTATTGAATACAAAGCAAATATTGAAAAACACAGCTTTGGTAGGACACATATTGCAAATGTAAGTTATATTATAGAACAATCAATAGATCCAGCTACTTTGATAGTTGGTCAGACTACATTTGATTGGAATATACAAGGAATAAACTATGCCTGGAGTCAAGGATATGGAGGTTATGAATTAGGTGCAAAAGTCTATGTTGATATTGGCACCAGTCCAAATCAAAAAAGAATGTACTATGAGTGTATTCAAACTCATACTACTCCTGCAAATCCAATACATGGTGAAAACAAACAATTTTGGAAAAGAATTGTTCCTGTTGAAATAGAAAATGGTGACACTATACTTTTTAAAAATACCAGTAACAGCACCTTTAATGAAAGAATTTTCCGAGTAAGTGGTGTAGGATCAAGCATTGCCCTTACAGAAATATTTGGATCAAACAGCACCACTATTAACAATAATGACAAAATATTAATTATACATGGACACAATTTAGCAGAAGATCTTGACAACGAGAATGATCAACCTTATGGAGGTTGTGAACTTTATTACAGTGGAAATGTTTGGACATATGGGCAACAGAAAATGGCTAGAAGCACTGCTATGGAGGTAAATTTATATGACTTAAATGGTACTATGATTGGCGATACAACTGCATATCCAAATACCACATACAAAGGCACTAGTATATTTGATTATGTTCACAATACTGCAAACACAGTTGATGATGCTTTGGGATTTGCACCTGATTATGTTGACTATGGAAACAATCCTGGAATAAATTTTCAAATTCCATTTTTAAGTAACAGATATGAATATGCTCAAGTTAGCACAGATAACACCAAGAGCAAAACATTAGAAATACAAGGATACTACTTGTATAAAAAATTCAATGGCTATCTCTATAATGGGTGGTCAATCACTCGCAATGGGCAACCTATAAAACGTGTAATTGAAAAAACTGTTACAGATTCTAGCCTACCTCTTACATTTGATTTAGGACATGATTCGTATATAACTGATAGATATTATAATATCTTTCAACGATTTGGAAAACTGCAATTAAAGTCACAAGCATCGTCGGATATTACCAACATTGTAAATGACATGAATGGTTATTTTCCTACGTTGTTTATGAATACAAATACTACCTATACTTTTAGAACATACTTTGCACAAGCACTTATAGAATTTGTTAATATGGATGGGTCAGCAATAGGTAGTGGTTTAACTAGAAATGCAGGAAGTGATGATGTGTTCACACTTGCAATTACTACACCAACTGTTAATCAAATCAAATATAGACTTGTAGCTGATCCTACAAATTATGGTATTATTAATTTTAACACAAATGCATATGATGTCAATCTAAAAGTATACAAAAATGCAAGTGAAGTAACAAACTATACTATAAGCAATAATATACTTACTGTGGGTAGTGGGCTTGTTAAAAATGATGTCTATGAAGTAGAATATTACACAAATAGTCAATACAGTGCAACAGCAGAAGGCAATCAAAAAGTTGCAGATACTCATATTCTTAATCCACAAAATAATGATTTAACAAAAATGAGCTTTGGAGATTTAATAGATCATATGAGAGATCAAATGACTGCTATACCTGGATTTACTGGTAATTATTTCGGACAAAATAATTATAGAAATATTACACATGTTCATGAGTTTGGTGGAACTATTAGACAACAACCATATTCCACAGAGCTTTTAAGTCAACTGCTTATGGATAATGATACAAATGTTTTCAACAGTATTAGATACGCCAGCAGTAATTATGATATTTTTATTAATCAGTTCAAACAAAAAGTATTACAATTGCATAAAACATTGGATACTAGTAAAAGTGTTTATGAATTAGTGGATAAAGCATTAGAAGCAATACATGTAGGAAAAAACAAAGACAGTCTTTTTGCCAGAAGTGATATGGCAATGTATAGAGATTACGAAAGTGTTGAATATAGTTGGGATAGCACAAGCACAAAAGTATTTGATGTGCCACAAAGTATCAATACATATGATGATACCCAGAATCATGTGCAAGTTTGGATAAATGATGATGATGGTTCGGGTAATCTTAGATGGCGAGGAATAATTAAAGGTGTAGATTATACAATTGCAAGTAATAAAATTACAATTACAGGTAGTGTAACATATCCTGCAAGTGGTGTTGCTAAAGCTCATGTGAGATGGTATAAAAGAGACAGTGTAAGTTTTGTACCAAGCAGTTCTGTCAAATTAGGATTGGCAAAACCTTACATTCCTGAATTAAGAACAGATTACAGTAAAGATAGCACTGGCACAACTACTGACAGTGTAATTATTGGACATGATGGCAACATACATATAAGATTAGGCACTGAACTTTACAATAGATCCAGCAGTAATTTTAATGCTGTTGACGCCGCACTATGGGATCTTGAATTAAGAATATACAATAACCTAAACAGTGATTTAGATGCTATAGAAAATATAAAAACTTATACGCCAAATGGACAACGATCTAATCGTTATTCTTGGACACAGTATCAAAATACTATTAAAAGTGAATTTAACAAGTGGAGAGTAACAAACAACAAAACTGATTATAATAGTAGTTCATATTATGATGGCAGTGACCAGTTCACTTGGAACTATTCAAGTGTAAGTCCAAACATTGGTGGTTGGAGAGGTATATATCATTATTTCTTTAACACTGATAGACCACATACACATCCTTGGGAAATGATGGGATATAATAGCAAACCTAGTTGGTGGGACGCAAACTATAGTTGGACAAATGCCAGTGAGAGAACTGCACTTATTAATGCTCTAAAATATGGAAAGATAAGCGATCCTAGTACACAAGATGTCTACGATACAAACTATGCATACAACAATTATGATTGGAGTACTAATACATTGGTTACTTTACTTGGAGCACTTAATGATCCAATTACAGCTGGTGTAGTAACAACCCCTTCAGCTACTGACAGAATCAAAGATTTTAATTATGGTGACTGGGGTCCGATAGAAGCAGAATGGAGAAGAACTAGTGCATACAAGATAAGTGAATTTTTAGCTTTACTCAAAACAAGACCTTTAATAGCATCAAACAATTATTTTGAACTAAACGCAAGAACTAAAAAAGACATTAGTAGTTTTATTAGACCACATATTGTAAATGTAGAAAATAATAAGTTACAAAATTACACAAAAACCAAAATCAGTGGCACAGAGCAAACAGGAAAAATTATTGAAAGTGTACTAATAACTGATCAGGGCAGTGGATATACTAGTGCACCAACTGTTAGTATTTTTGATAATTTTGGACAAGATGCTAGTATAAGTGTTTTTATTGAAGGTGGCAAAGTAGTAAGTGCAAGTGTAACAAATCCTGGAAAAGATTATTATAACACACCTATATTATTTCTTAGCACAGGATCAGCTAAATTACAGATCACACTGGCTAGTAATGCAAAAAGATATATTGCAGGTTATCAAAATGCTATAACAGAATATGCTTTAAGCAATGGTACAACCTCTGATACAATTAACAAAAGGTTTGAATTTGCTGAATATAGACCAATGATAAAAGCTGGTGGCTTTGTTAATGAAAATAATAGATTTATGTTAGAAAGCAGTCAAGACAAAGGTAGAGTTTTTATTCCTGAAGAAAACTATAAAACAATTTTGTACAACAGCAAACCAAATGTCGAATATTTCTACAGTGGTGTTAAAATAGATAAAGTTACAAATGGATATAAAATTAGTGGTTATGATAACAGTAACTATTATTTTAATTACACAGCACCAAACACAAGCAGTAATCAAATCACAGTAAGCATAGATAATTTAAATTTAATTAGATACGCAAATTATACTACTACTGTAAGTCAACTGGATTATAATACAACATTGCCTACAATCCAAAGTGTTTACGATTTTATACTTGGTTATGGAGAATATCTCAATGGATTAGGTTTTGAACAAGATTGGAAAGCTCAAGGAGTTGCATTTGCTACATGGGCAAATGGCACAAGTGTTGAAACAATCTATCTTATACCAGACAATAACAGTATTATTGTTGACGATAGCGGAAGAGGATACTTTGATAGTTTAGAAAACAAATACGATGGTGTATACAATATTAACAACAAACTAGGACAACGTATAAGAGCAACTGATCTCATAATTGATCGTAATTTTATGGATCCTGATAGTACTGCGATTTTTAAATCTAAAATATCAACGACTGAAATTTATGGATTGCGTCTATACAAAACTGAAATAGAACATTTGTTTGTTTTTGATACTGTTACAAATTTTGATGATACTGTATACAATCCAGCAATTGGACAAGCACATAAAAGAGTAATATGGCAAGGCAATAGAACAAAGAACTGGAATGGCAAATTATATAGTCCAGGATTTATTGTAAATGACAATTCAATTATTCCAAACTTTGACAGTGTTGCTGGACAACTAGACCAATACATGGGAAGAACAAATGAACTTGCAAATAAGCAAGTTACAGATGTTGCTAGATTTAATATAGGTTACAACAAACCTAGTTGGGCAAACAATTTAGATATTGATGATGACACACTTTTTGAATTTGTAAAAGGCACATACAAATACAGAGGTACAAAATATGCCGTTGATGCTTTTTTAAGAAACAAAGGTTTATTCGATACTGATGCAACAGGTAATCTTTATGAAGAATGGGCAATAAGAACAAACGATTTTGGTGATGTCAGAAAAAGAGAAACACTAGAATTTCAAATTACAAAAGAGCTTTTAACCACAAGTCCTCAGCCTGTTAGATTCACAGATGGAGAAAAAAATGATGTGCTGACTGATATTACTATTGATATTGACAGCAATAGTCCATTATTAGTAACAGGAAAGCCAGGTTCAAGACGTTATATAATAGGAAATAATTTTACAACTCGACCTGCAAAGATCTATACACAAACAAATATTACAAATGAAAATATCTATGCTGATGATTTTATTACAGCAGGTTTGCCACTTACAAGTGAAACTGATTTTAGAGTTTTAACAAGAGAACACATGCTACAGTTTCCACAGCTAGCAAAAAGTGAATATACTTTTGAAGGAAATTGGCAAGACACAGTGCCTTGGGAAAAAGATGTAAGCTATAAATTTAACGATAAAGTTTTATATCAAGGTGATGCATATGAAATGGTTGATCCAAAAGGTTATACTGGATTATCAAGTGCAACCAGTGCTATAGAAGTTACAGGAACAACTACTTTGCCAATTACTCCTTCTGGCGGTAGTACATTTATAATTGACGGAACAACTGTCAACCTAACAAAAACACAAACAACGTCTGCACTAGGAGTAATACAAAAAATTGGTACTCAAGATATTGTGACCAGTAATACAGTTGCACACGGCAGTACATTAATATTAGGAGAATCAAGTGCTTTGGCACAAACTATAACATTTGCAAATTCTGTGTCAACAACACAATACAGTAATATTGTAAAAACTGGTACCGTAAGCAATCCAACTTTTGTTGGAAGTGCGGCAAAGACTTTAATAATTGATGGTAATACAATTACATTCGATGATACAGTTAGTAGCACTACAAATATTACTCTTCAAACAGCATATGAGAATGCGTTCAATACCAGCAGTTTTTCAAATCCTTCTTCATTGGCAACTAATAGGATTAATGCATTAGAAGCATTGAGAGTAGGATATATAAATGCAACCAGTAGCAGTGACTGGGCAACATTTTTAACAACCTATCACAGTGTAAGTGATGCAGGTATTAACATGAGTCAACTGCTTACTTTGACTGCAACCAATCCTGCGTACAAGACACAACTTGATGCATTAATTACCAGTGATGTTGCATTAATCAATGCTCAAACAGGAAACAGCTATGTTGCTACAGCAGTAATTAACGGAAGCACTGTAATACCAAACAGTGATATTACAGCAACACAAAATGCTGTAGATAACGGTCAATATATAACAGCAACAAAAACCTATTTAATTGCAAATCCAACTGTAACCATAACTGCAAGTACAGTGGTCACAACACAAAGTGGCAGTGTTTTCAAAACCTATACATTAACAGATATTGTAAACAAAATCACAGGTGCAGGTATAAGCAATGTAACAGCAAGTGCAACCAGTAATTTTTTAAGAATAACAAAAACCACAAGCACTCCAACTAATCCTTTTAGTTTAGTAATCAGTGCAGGAACTGCAAATGCAGATGTAGGTTTTAGCAGTGTTACTGAAACAATATCAGCTACTAGCTCTGTAACGACCTCAACACCAAATCTTACTATTACACAGGTCGTTAACCAAATTAACAATGCTGGTATAAGTGGTATTACTGCCGCGGTAAACAGTGCAAATACAAATTTATTACAAATTAACTGTAACCTTTCTAGCTTGTTTATTGGCACTGGTACTGCAAACGGTACAATTGGTTTTACAACTGGTATTACACCTGCAAGCACAACTACAAGCACAACAAATGTTGCACTAACAATAAATGATATTGTTGACAAAATTAACACAGCAACAATAAGTGGTGTAACAGCTAGTAATAGTAATAATAGATTAAAACTAACAAGTGTTAACGCTACTATGGTCATAGGAGCAGGTACTGCAAACAGTGTATTAGGAATGACAGCTCAGACATACACTGCAACAACCACAAGTGTTAGCAATGTGTTTAACGCAATTGTAAACGGTGTGCAAGTATTTAAAGAAATGACAAACGATCCAAATATTTTTAGTATATGGGTTGCAGACGACAGTGAATATGGTGACTTTAATAGAGGCTATCAGGTTTATCAGACTATGGATCTTGGTATGTATATCAGTAACAGTTGTGCAGGCATTGTAAGTGCAGATGAAGCACAGGTTACTGTAGCAAGAAGTCCAAGTTCTGCTACACAAGCTCATAACCTAGTGCTTGGAGATTATGTGTTAATTAGAGGAAGCACTACTGTTCCAAGTATAGATGGAATACATCAAGTAACAAGAGTTGATTCTAGTAATAATGCTATTTTTTATATTGATGAATATATAGAACAAGAAGGAAAAGGTGGGAATATCTATCCATTGCGAAAAGTAAGGTTTAATAGTTACAGTGAGCTTGACTCTAACAAAAATTTACAAGTTAATGGGGTTTACAAATACAATTTCAATGGAGTTAGACAAAATAACTCTATTAATCCAGTGTATGCTTTTGTAGATGATGATGGTTCAAGTGTACCTGCTGTTTACAAATGGGTAGGATCATTTGATAATTCAAACGGACATAACAATGGCAGTTGGAACTTGGTAAGATCTGGTATAGCTCAAGCTAGAAATGATCTAATTGAAAATGTTAAAATATATGATGCTATTAACAGAACTAGCATAGCAAATATAGAAGTTTGGGATCCTGCAAAAGGTATTATTTTTGGATTTATTGATAAAGAAATTGACTACAAACTTGTAAATGATATTGGAAGTTATAACTATAATACTAATAGTGGTGAAATTACAAATCTAAATGCATGGAAAGATGAGTATGTAGGTGTACGTTGGTGGGATTTAAGCACAGCAATTTATTTTGATTATGAACAAAGTGTAATTGATTACCAACAAGCTAATTGGGGTAAATTATTTGATGGAGCTAGTATTGACATTTACGAATGGACAAAGTCACCTGTTACACCTGAACAATGGCAACAAGCAGTAGATGATGGTTTAATTATTGACGGGCAAGAAGTAACTGGAGAAGCATATTTTAATTTAGTAAACAATGAAAGAGTTTATGATTGGACAGAACAAAATTACTATAACCAAAAAACAAAACGTAATGAAACTGTTTATTATTTTTGGGTTAAAAATAAACAAAACTTCAGTGGAAATAGACAATACAATGTTACACAGTTAAGTCAGATACTCAAAGATCCAAATAGTTTTGGTTTAAGTTGGGTAGCCGCTAGCGGAGATGACAAATTACTACTGTCAAATATTGCAAATTTTGTAACAGATAACAGTGTAGTTCAAGTAAATCAAACATATGAAAATACAAACAGTTTACCATTGAATGAATTTACGTTGTTAGCTGATGGTGATCCAAACAGCTACATTCCAGAATATTTGCATATAAAAGTAAGAGATAGTCTAGCAGGATACAATAATTTCAGTGTTGACTATAACTATACCACATGGAGTAGTTTAACAAATTACAGTGCTGATGCAGTGGTGCAGAGAAACACCAACTTTTACATAAGTTTAAAAGACAATAATCAAAATAATGATCCAGCACTTGACACTACATTTGTTAATTGGGCTAGAGTTTATGATTACACACTGCGTGATGTTACACAAGAAGATGATATTAGAATTTGGAGAGGACAAACTGTTCCAGATTATAGTTTACACAAATTTAATAGATACGGACATTTGGTCAGACCAAGACAGAGTCTATACAGAGATATTGAGGAAGCAAGACATAACTTTGTAGAAGTAGTAAATGACCTACTAAGCCAAATTAATCTAATAGATGAAACTACTAATGCTACCACAGTTTTTAACAAAACATTTACTAAAGGAAATATAACATACAATGTAGGAGAATATTGCAACTTGGTAGATTGGTCATTGGTGGAAAGAGATGCAGAAAATAATATTACATTTTCTTATAATACAAACACAGTTGCTGATTTGGTATATGAATCCTGGCAGGACTATGTCAACGATACTTTAAGTCCACCAGAAGGCAGTTACATATTAATTAAAAAAACAAATAATACTGATAACATTAATAGACAGGAAGTATACTATTACAAAAACGGAGTAGACAAACTTGTATTCAAAGAAAACGCAACCTATGAACTAAGTGAAGAATTATGGTTACAACACAAATATGGACATGGATTTGATTCGAGTGGATTTGGAATAATGCCGTTTGATAGCAGTAGTAATATTGTTATTTCAAATCTAATGGATATACTAAGAAAAGATGTGTTTATTGGTAGACATTTGCCAAAGTATAACAAAATGTGGTTCAAGTTATTGTATGCGGCAATATTACAAAATACTACTGATGATTTTGCATTCAAAACAAGTTTTGTAAAACTAGCAGTGCAACATAAATTACTTACTAGCAAAAAGACTTATCAAAAATATGATATTAGTAAAGTCGAAGATTATTTTAATTCTATTAAACCATTTCATACAAAACTGTTGGATTTAGTAGACAGTAATACACATAGTGAAGCAACTGATATACAAGTTGATGAAGAAGCAAGAAACACAGCAATTACTATGAAATATGAAGATCATACAACCAGAGACTGGGCATGTGATATTGTGCTTGAAGGAGGAACATTTACTGGTACTGCTACTGGTGATGTTGATAGTATAACATTTACAACGCTTGACTCAAGTATTGATTTTATATATAATGGTAATATCTTTCAACAACCTGCATGTGAAGGTTGGGGTGAAGAGCTATATCCAAATGATTTTACGGAAAATATTGCTATTACAGTGCAAACAAATCCTCAAGGCACAGTCACAGCAGGTGCAACTTATAGTGTAGTTTCTGAAGAAAATCAACCTAGAGGCATAACATTCAACAACGACGGAACAAAAATGTTTATTACTGGCCCTCAAGGTGATGATGTGAATGAATACACTCTTTCAACAGGATTTGATTTAACTTCTACAGTCACTTTTGTAGACAGTTATGCAGTCACACAATGTCCAAATCCAACCGCAGTCAAGTTCAATACAGATGGTACAAAGATGTTTGTTACTGGTACAGGCAACAGCAATGTACATGAGTATGCATTGACAACTGGCTTTGATGTATCAACTGCAAGTTTCACACAAACACTTGTTACCACTGTTGACAATGATAATTTTGGACTTGACTTTAAAGATGATGGTACTAAAATGTGGATTACAGGAAATCAAAACGATAAGATATATGAATACAATTTAAGCAGTGCATTTGATATTTCCACAGCAACATTCAATCAAGATTTGAGTACTCAACCACATGACTTTGAACCATTTGGCATTGAGTGGAGTCCTGATGGTACTAGACTGTTTATAGTTGGGACAATCCACAATGGTGTAGATTTATGGTATGTATCAACACCGTGGGATATATCAACAGCAACACATCATGAATTTTATTTTGTAGGTGGTAATCCTTCCGGTATACATATCAGTCCTGACGGTACAAAAATGTTTATAGTAGGCAATCAAACTGATTTAGTTAAATCATATACACTTTCAGTACCGTATGAATTTACAACAGGTAGTGCAATTACAACTGACAGTAGAACTTTTAGAATGAGCATTTACCAACCAAATGATATACAATTTAGTAATGTAATAGTAGATGCACATAAAACAACCTTAACTAGTAATGTAAGCGGTACAGACACTACTATACCAGTAGCAAGTGTGGCTCAACTTGATGATCCTAATAGTGTTTATGGTGTAGGTGAAGTACCAGGTGTTGTTTATATCAATGGTGAAAGAATTGAATATGATGCTATAGATGGAAACAACTTATTATTCTGCACAAGAGGAACAATGGGCACTAGTGCAAAAGCACATACATCTGGTGATAGTGTAGTGCATAGTGGACCAACAACACGTATTCCTATCTTAGAAAAATTCTCACATTATGAGGATAATCTTAGATTGGCATACAATGATAGCGGTATAAGCCTAAGTGCCGCAGGAATCTCACCAGAGCATGCATTCATTAGAAATGCAGGGCAAGGATCGATATAAATATTATAAATTGGAAGATACTATGAGTTTAGAACAAATTGAAACACCACTAATAGGTATTGAAGGTCATATTAAAATTTGGGATCCTGAATCAGGTGATATAATGGTTCGTAGACGCAATGCTATTAATTTTGAAAACATGAGTATTGCTATTGCCAACTTACTAGCAAATGAATCAGGTGGAACAAGCACATATGAAATTAGAACTTTACGTTTTGGTAATGGAGGCACTAGCATAGATGGATTAGGTGCAGTTACTTACAAAGCGACAAATACAAATAGTGCAAGTGGTGCATTATACAATCAAACACACAGTCAGATAGTTGATGAAACTGTAAGTGGAAGTGCCGACAATAGCACTGAAGCAAGTCATACTAGTCCTAATACCTACAGTGATGTTACGGTGACCTGCACATTGGATTACGGGACACCTAGTGGACAAGATGCAACAGATACAGCAACAAATATGAACGGAACATATGTATTTGACGAATTAGCTTTATACACAGCCAACAACGATTTGTTGACGCATGTAATTTTTCATCCAGTACAAAAAAGTGCTAATAGAAAAATACAAGTTGTTTATACATTAAGAATAAGAAGTTCATTTGCGGACTTATAATAGGAAAAACAGATGCCATATACAGTAGATTATAGCACAAGTAGCAAAACAGCAATAGTAGTAAATGATGGTACAGTTGATACTAGTACAAGCATTAATTTAATAGGTAAAAACTATACTAATTTTGGTGAACTATTAAATGAAAACATGTTACGTATATTAGAAAATTTTGCTAATACAAATGCTCCAAGCAATCCAACCGAAGGTCAACTTTGGTACGACACAACGAACAGTGTTTTAAAATTATACGATAACGGACAATGGTATACTATTGGTTCGCCAGCAGGTACTACACGTTTTGAATATCGGAATAGACAAGATACAGCCAGTGTATTTCATAAAACAGTTGAATGTATTGTTGATAACAATATTGTATGGATAGCTACAGATGATACCACAGCATGGACACCTCATGCAACAGAATATTTAGAGGATGGCACTACAGCTTTAACAACACAGTTTCCTACTATTCAAGCGGGTATTCAAATGAACAATACCACAAACTACAAGTTTAGAGGTATAGCTACCAGTTCAGAATATGCTGACTTAGCTGAAAGATATGAAGCTGATGCTGAGTATGAAGCTGGCACAGTGGTTAAGCTAGGCGGCGATAAAGAAATTACACAAACAACACAACAAATGGATACTGATGTATTTGGTATAGTAAGTATCTCACCAGGTTTTGAAATGAACGCTAGTGCAGGTACAGATGCTACGCATCCTTTTGTAGCACTCGCGGGAAGAGTACCTTGTAAAGTAATTGGAAAAATTGCTAAAGGCGATAGAATGATTAGCAGTGACACACCAGGCACTGCAATAGCACACATAGGTGATAGTCCAGATTACAGACCTATAATTGGTAGAGCTTTGGAATCAAAAGACACAGAAGAAGCTGGTACTATAGAAGTAGTAGTGGGGGCAAAGTAAAATGCCACAAAGTCCTGGTCAACTAGCGACAGCCACACATTACAATACAGTCGCCACAGATGTTAACAAAGTTTTTGGTGACAACTACAGTAGTGCGGCTGTAACAGACACCAATAGGATTGCAACACATAAATTTGGCTGGGGTGCGACCAATGTGGCTAATGCATTGGCAACAGGAACTACTATTACCGCCGCAAGACTACAAGCTCTAGTTGAGAGAACAAATGTAAGTATTGATCATATAAATGTTACAGATACTACACTTATATTTGCTGTACCCACTGGCAGAACAAATGTAACAGCAAACACATTAGTTAGAGCAGAAGATCTTAACTTGGTTTCTGATAAATTTACAAATACTATTTTATCAAATAATAATCATGCAACAGTAGATCCAGCAAATGCTAGTGCGTTAGTAGCAAACCCAACCAGTGGCGGACCCTACACTAGAAGTACCCAATGGCAGGACAAACTGGTAGGAGAACACAAGTGGATTTTCAGTAGTTACAATGATGCACGTTACTTTTTCAATGGAGGCGGGCAGTTACGAATTGCACTTCAAATGGCAAGTGGTACCACTGCTGGTTATTACAACTGGGCAGATGTAATTAATGAAATGGGTGTACTAAACTTCACTTGGGATACAGTAACTCAAAGTAGTAGCACTACAGCAGGCACAAGTACAGGAAAAGGTTTCTATGAACTTACACAGTACTATGGAGATGGTACAGATTCTGGTAGTGCAAATGAAGGTTTATTGTTTACTTCAAGTGGTGTTACACTTAGTCAAATTGTTGGTGATAGACCAGGTACATACGGATCTGCTTATGGATTTATAACAGGTCCAGGTGGACATCCTGAATGGTCTGATCCAGCTTTATTACCTGATGGTTCTTATAGCAATAGCGTGTATGCCAGTGCGTACAGCGTATATAGCAGTTATCAACAGCTGAAGTTCAAATTGTATGGCAAATACACTGACAATGGTGCTGGCGTACAATTTAAAATATTACTAGATGACACTTCACATGCAAACGTAGTGGATGGAACAATTACTCCAACAATAAGTTATCTAATGCCTGACACAATCACAAATGGCGGAGCAACTTTTGATGTTACTCCTGCACCAACAGTTTCAATTGTTAACAATTTAACTAGCGGTGATGACAGTTAACACTTGACACAAACCACATAAATAAGTTATAGTAGTATATAATTATAGGAGAAACTCATCATGGATGATAGACTCGAAAAAGCATTAGAATTTGCAAATTATAGGATTACATTAAGTAATCAAAAAAGAAGCATTAGACAAAGAATGCATGTTTTACAAACTGTACATCACAACAAAGGAGTCTTTGTAGCTAATCCAATTACAATTAGTTTTGTAAAATCTTTAGTAGACAGTGACAGAAAAAGTGCAATTGTATTGGACACAAAAGAAACACCAATTACAATAGAAGATACTCAAGAACTATTGGATTTATTATTAGGCGCTTACACAGAAAGCACCAATGAATATAAATTACAAATGGATAAAGTTACAAAAGCTAGAAATATTAAAAGTTTGATGGATTGGTAAATGAGTAAGCAAGAACAAGCTGGAATTTGCATTTTTGCTTATAATAATCCTGAATTAGATTATATAAAGTTTGCAACAATTGTAAGTCAATATGTGAAACGTAACATGCAAAACAACAAAGTTTGTTTGATTACTGACGACGGTACAATCAATTGGATGGAACAAAGTATAGATAAACAAACAATAGATGAATGCTTTGATTATATTGTAACAAGTAATATAGAACATGAAAGCAATCCAAGAGTGCATCATGACAGTCCTTGGACAGAATTTAATGCACAATTCAAAAACAGTAACAAACACAAAGTTTTTGAATATACACCTTTTGAAAAAACATTACTAATAGATGTAGATTATCTCATAATGAATAACTTTTACGATTATTTGTTTGACACAGACATCAGCATTGGTCTACACAAAAATGCAGAATACATAGGTGGCGAATTACCTTACTTCAGCGAAATGTTGTTAAACAGTAGTGGTATTCACCATTGGTGGAGTACAGTAATTTATTTCGATCAAAGTCAAGAAAGCAAATTGTTTTTTGATATTTGGAGTCATGTCAGGGACAATTACGAATACTACAGTTTGTTATACCAGTTTCCTAAACATTTATATAGAACTGATTTTTGTGTTAGTATTGCATGTCATTTAATGAATGGTATGAACAGTTTTGATTTTATACATGACTTTAAAGGTGTTCCAATGATTAACATGGATCAAAAAGATGATATTGTTAAGTTTAACAAATCCAACGATGTTATATTTTTAAAACACAACAGAGTTGAACAATGGAAAAACATTCTTGTAAGACATACAAATGATAATCTACATGTCATGAACAAAAGATCATTAGATAGACATTCTGGCCAGATAGCAAAACATTTTGAGGAATCTCCATATGTCTGATAAACTAGATTTTGAAAGAGCAGGAAAAGGATTTATTACACTAGGAATCAATACACAAGAGGACAGAATTTACCATTGTTATGGATTAGCATGTAGCATTAAAGCAAGCGATCCAGATAGTCAAGTCTGCTTAGTAGTTGACAAGGACAAAATGGATAATGTGAAGAAAGAATATCATCATGCTTTTGATTATATTGTTGAATTACCATTTGGTAACACTGCTTATAAAGACGGGTTTCATGGCATGAACTTGTGGCAGATGTATCATTGTACTCCTTTTAAAGATACAATCTACGTAGATGCTGATACGTTATTGCATAACATAGACATAGATTTATTATGGAATACAATGCAAATCAATGGAGGTATTAGTATTCCTACACAAGCATTAAGTTTTAAACATATACCTATTTTTAGGAAATACAGATTTGAATTTGAAGAATTGTATGCACTTCCTCAATTGTTTAACAATATGATTTACTTTAAAAGAGATCATCCTGACGCAGAACAATGGTTTAAAATGGCTGATCCAATTATGCAAAATTGGCGTAGTGTTTACAATTATTTTTTTAAAGATAAAAAACCTTTGACTTTCAATAAAAATATTTTGTGCAATCTTGTGACACACTGCACAGATCTACACAAACAAATAGCAGTACATCTTAACAATCATTATGATTTGCATAGTGACAGTCAGGGGGTATGGACTGATGATATACCACAAAATTGGACTGAAATGCTAAACTATTGGATAAGTGGAAATGGAAAAATACAAATTGAAAATCATGTAATCAATAGCGGAATTATTCACTACAACGATGAAAAGTTTTTTACAAAAGAACTGTTAGATACATATGTTAAATGAACAAGTAAAATCATTATTAATTGATAAACATAAACCAAAAGCACCAAAAAAATGGTGCGTTTATTTTGATGATGAAAATGGAGATATAGTTACTGTAACCAATAAACCTAAACAACAAATAGATTTTCCATATATAACCACAATAAATGATGATGCTAGACGTATACTGCTTGGTGAATTGAATCCCATAAAATACTGTGTAGTTGAGCGTGAAGATGGCTATGCTCTTTCAACAAGAAGCGAGGATCTTAGAATAAGATCAGCTGAAGATTTTTTAACTTTAATTCCAACTATTAAAATTGCTGACAAAGATATCAATATACTTTTTTATATAGACAGTTGGAAAATGGAAGTTTATTTTAATGAAGATACACTGTACAAAATGACAGGTAAACGCTATCATAGAAACTTAAAAATAAATTCACATCTAGAAGGCAAATATGATAATGTTATATTTTATCTTGTAAAACAAAATGACCCAAATTTTTTAATACACACATTGGAGATAGATACAGCCCATTTATTAACACGTGGATATTTGATTTTTGATATGCATCATTTACACACAGTATGTGGTTTGGGTGATATAAGTGTGTTGACAAAAAAGATATTTAAATCTTATGGTGTCAAATATAAAAACTACTTTGTACGTCCTGAATTTACTAAAAAAGAAAGCAAATCTAGAAATTTTGTAAAAATAACAGCTACAACAAAAACAGTAATTAATCCTTTTACATTTATTAGTAGAGACGGAAAGTATTACATAAGAAGTAATTTTGATGATCCCAATGAACATAACATATACAAAGATCTTACAATATTCTTGGTAGATAAAAATAACATAAATTATATGAAGTCCGCAATTACTATTCCATATGATGAGATAGGTTACAACAAAATATCTAAACTTCATACCAAGGTAAAAATAGAAGATTGTGACATATTATGTAAAGAAGAAAATAGACTGATAACATTCGATTACGAATTAGTAGGAGAAAATTAATGGCTAATTTAGTTCCAATCACTGAATTTGATATTGTTTATATAAGTTATGATGAGCCAAATGCAGATCACAATTACAATGATTTGCTGGACAAATGTCCTTGGGCAAAACGCAGTCATGGAGTATGGGGAAGTGATGCGGCACATAAAGCGGCGGCGGCAATGTGCGAGACCGATAGATTTGTAACAGTAGATGCAGATAATATAGTAAGAGAAGATTTTTTCAATGTTGAAATAGACATGGATAAAATAGGCGCAGAGGACGTAATCAGTTGGGCAGGAAAAAATGCTGTAAATGGTTTGGTATATGGTAATGGAGGTATTAAATGTTGGCCCGTAGATGTTGTTAATAGAATGCGTACACATGAAGCGGCACCTGAAAGTGACAAAAGAGCACAAGTAGACTTTTGTTGGAATATACATTACGTGCAAATGAACAACGTATACTGTGATGTAATGAACAACGGCTCACCACTACAAGCATGGAGAGCTGGTTTTCGTGAAGGTGTAAAGATGGGATTAGATGGTGGTGATGTAATTGATCCAACTAGAATTAAACAAATACACAGACAAAATTATCAAAGACTGCTTGTATGGATGAGCGTAGGTGAAGATGTTACCAATGGTCTGTGGGCTGTGTATGGTGCTAGATTAGGATGTCACATGACTAATATTCAGAGACATAAATGGGATTGGAAAAACGTTAGAGATTTTGATTGGCTTAGTGATTATTTTACAAAAGAACTTTTCCCTGAGTTCGAAGGATTTGATCAAATGTGCGTTAACACTGGCATGAGTTGGGATTGGAATAAACTTAAAAAAGAAACTGTTCGACTTGGTGAAGAGTTACGTGGTACCTTAGATTTAGAAATAAGCGACATGGATAAAACTGCTAGTAGATTTTTTAAAACTGTATATAAAAATCCTAGTAGATTAGGGCCTATGATAAGGGAAGATCAAGTTGAAGACACCCTCGGAGATAACTAAAATTGTTTTGGTCACAGGAGGTTTTGATCCTTTACACAGTGGACATATCTTATATTTTAGAGAAGCAAAAAAACTAGGACAAAAACTAGTGGTAGGAGTTAACAGTGACGAATGGCTTGCACGTAAAAAAGGCAGACCATTTATGCCGTTTATTGAAAGATTAAAAATAATAAAAGAACTTAGTATAGTAGATGATGTCATCTCAGTTGACAATGATGATAAATTTGATGATGCAGGAGGTGCTATTTTTAAATTACTAAGCACTACTTCCGCAAAAATTATTGTTGCAAATGGTGGAGATAGAATAGAAGGAAACATACCAGAGCAGGAAATTTATGGTGATCATCCTAATGTTGAATTTGTAAGTGGGGTAGGCGGAACAACTAAAATTAATAGTAGTAGTTGGATATTACAAAATTGGATTGCACCCAAAGTAGAACGTGAATGGGGACACTACAGAGAATTATATAAAGGTCAAGGATTTCAAGTCAAAGAACTTGTGATAAATCCTAGAAGCAAATTAACCATGCAAAGGCACGAACACAGAAGCGAAACTTGGAATATTGTCAGTGGTCAGGCTTACATAAAAATAAATCATAGATTGCACAATCCATTTGATGGTTGTTCATTGTATTATTTGCATCCAAACAATCCTGTTGATATACCCAGATACAGTTGGCATCAAGGTTGTAATGACAGTGATGAACCTGCTCATATTGTTGAAATATGGAAAGGAAAATCCAATTTACTTAGTGAAGATGATATAGAGAGATTTGAAAATGAGTAAATCTTTAGCTGATTATGATTGGGATGTCAATAGTAAAGGCAAACCTATAATTAGTCATGCAAATCATCAAAAAATGAAAGATCTATTGGATTCTAAAGGTCCTGGTTTTTGTTTGGCAAAATGGACGCAAGTAACAATGCATTTGGGAAATGGACTAACACACAGTTGTCATCATCCATCTGCACATCCTATTCCATTGGATGAACTTGAAGTTCATCCAGGATCATTGCATAACACAAAACATAAAAAAGAACAACGTAGACTCATGCTAAATGGTCAAAGACCTGCTGAGTGTGATTATTGTTGGCGAATAGAAGATAATAAAGATGGAAATTTTAGTGATAGAGTTTACAAAAGTTTTGACCACTACAGTTTCGATGACCATGATGATATAAGCAATCTTAAAGGGCATGAGAATATCTTTCCTAGATATGTTGAAGTAAGTTTTAGTAATGTTTGTAATTTCAAATGTGCATATTGTGGTCCTAATTTTAGTAGCATATGGGCAGAAGAAATAAACAGACACGGTCCTTATAAACTAGAAAATATGTCATTTAATGGCGGTAGTGATATACAGAAACAAATTGCAAACAGAGAAGACAATCCTTATACTGATGCTTTTTGGAAATGGTTCCCCAAATCAATTAAACACATGCATACATTTAGAATTACAGGAGGTGAACCTCTACTGAGTAAACACACTTTTAAAGTAATTGATTATTTGAAAGATAATCCTATGCCTAATTTAGAATTTGCAATTAACAGTAATGCAGGCGTACCAGATAAACTTTGGAAAAAATTTGTAGACAATGTAAAAATATTAGAGCAAGAAAAGTGTGTGAAAAAATTTACATTATTTACAAGCTCTGAAGCAACAGACGAACAGTGTGAATATATCAGAGATGGTATTGTTTGGAAAAACTTTGTACGTGATATAGAATATTTTTTGGACAATACTAATAATACTAGAGTAACTTTTATGAGTGCATTCAACTTGCTTAGTGCTCCTAGCTTTAAAAAATTTTTAGAATATATATTAAACCTAAAAAGAAAATACAGTGCCAATGGTATACAACGTTGGTTATCTAAAGATACACCTTTTGATGTAGACAATTTTATAACTTTAGCAGGTAGTAGTATTAATCGACCTGATGATGAAAGTGTATCAAGAGTTGGTATTGATATTCCATATGTTAGACAGCCAGATTTCCTAGATGCCAGACTGCTTACAAAAGATGTGATTGCAAATTATCTAATACCTGCTTTTGAATATATGACTGAAAATGCAGTGGTACCTGGGTGGTCAGATAATATAAGATTTGAACCGCAAGAAATAGAAAAATTTAGACGTATACTTTTTGACTTAATTATACAAATAAGATACATAAACGAAGATGAGACAAAACAAGATAGTGTTTATGGTCGTGCTAGAAGAAGATTTTTTAATTTCGCACAAGAGTACGAAAAAAGAAGAAACAAAGATTTTGTAAAAACATTTCCAGAACTTGAGCATTTTTACAATATATGTAAACTAGAACAGGAGAAGCAAAATGACGAATAAAGTAATTGTATTTGGTGATAGTTTTATGTATGGTACCGAAAGTTTCCAACACAATTTTTGTAAATCTAAATTTTTACAAGATGCAGGTGATGCAATTGGCAGATGGGAATTGGTCTTAGATAAAGACGGAGTGCCTGACCCTCCCCTTACATCACAAGAACGAAATGATTACAACGATTTCATGACTAAATTAGAAAAACATGAAGATGCCACACATCCACACTATTATAGTATAGGAGGGATACTCAGTAGGAAACTTGATGTAAAACATATAAATTATGCAACTGGAGGACACAGCAATAACATTATATTAAATGATGTTATAAAAAATTTAAAAACTATAGATAAAGAGACTATTGTTGTGTGCGGAATAAGTCAACCAGAAAGAAGATCCTACTATGGTATACATACAAGTAATGGAAGAACCGGCACATTTACAAACTGTTGGTCACCTGTGCTTAACAAAGACGGGTATACAAAATGGAAACAACTTGATCTTATCTTTGGAGATGACAGTACAGCAAAAGCAATTACAACATTAAGTTATGTCAAAACTATCAAACAACTGATAAATGAACAAGGCTGTAAAAAAATTCTCTTTATAGATCCTTTTCATCAGTTTTGTCCAAACAAATATCATCCTAATATTCCTTGGGACTATATTGAAATAGAACTCTCAACACAAGAACTTTTTGACAATGAAAATTTAGTTGAAAAATACAAACACAAAGATTTAGTTAAATTTTTAAAAGAACAATTTTCTGATTTATTATTGACTGGTATAAGTGAAGTATTTGAACAAGTTGAAGCTGAAGGTAATCCAATACAATGTGTTGGAGGTCACTACAGTAAATATACATATGAAAAGTATGTAGAGCAAGTGATACTACCAGAATTAAACAAATGAAAAGATGTGTATTAGCAAAAAGTGGAATTCACGTAAGACCAGATGGTGACATCGTAATGTGTTGCGACCAAAAAAGTTTAGGTCTAAACGCAAACAATATAGGATTGCTTGAAGCTTTTCACAGTGAAAAGTTTAAACAGGTCCGACAAAATTTAGCAGACGATATACAAGATCCTAGTTGCAGTGTCTGTTGGAACTCAGAAAACAAAGGACTAGGCAGTAGTAGAACAAGATTTAGTTCAATGCATACTGACAGCGAAAATCTAAGTCATTGGGATATAAGAGATGATAATCTTTGTAATATGAGTTGTAGAATGTGCGGGCCATGGTGTAGTAGTTTATGGAATCAAGAAGCAAGAAAGTATAAAGATGATAAAACTTATTATAATCATCCAGTAAGCGATTCAATAATATTAAAGACAAAAACAGATACCAAACAAGTGTTTCAAGATAATTTAGACCATTGCAAAAGTGTGTATTTTGCTGGAGGAGAACCATTACTTAACAATACTCATTGGGATATATTAAAAATTTTATATGACAACGAAAGATGGGATACACATGTACGCTATACAACTAATTTAATGAAAACAAAATACAAAGGCATGGATGCAATTGAAATGTGGAAAAAGTTTCAAAGAATAAGCATCAGTGTCAGCGTGGATGCTATTGGTGAACTAGCAGAATATAGTAGAACAGGCACAGTATGGGAAACAATAGAAGAAAATTTACGTAAAATTTTACAGTACCAATCAGATCAGATAAATGTTAACGTTAATATTACAACTAGTTTGCTTACAATTCATCAATTAGATAAAACTATAGACTATTTGTTGAAGCTAGGTGTTTATTCAGAAGACATAATGTATTTTAATGTGTTGAGAAATCCTAGATTTATGAATGTTAATCTCTTACCCACAGCAGAAAAACATAGACTATGGACTAAGTTAAACTTAGAAAGATTCAATGTAAATCCTGAACATGGTTTATTACATTTAAAAAATATGTTATTTGAAGAACCAGAGGATAAACAAGATAATATTTTTACGTTTAGATCGTTTAACGAATCGTTGGATAGAGTAAGAAATACTGACCTAAAACAAGTTAATTATGAATTATGGAGATGTATGTATGAGACAGATTGAATTTAAATTTACTAAAGACATTGTAGCTTTTGACGTTGTAGATTCCTCAGTAGCAGATGCATGGTGGAATCAAATGCAATTGAGAAAAAACATAGAACCATTGACTCCTGTAATAAGTATGGAACCTGACTTTCCAGCTTACAGAGATATTAACGAATGTCAAAACAATATTATTGAAAATGTTGAACTTATGAAACAGTATAATTTTGATTTTGATTGGCCTGAAGATATTGATAGTATTACACAGCAAAATCTTAACAGTTTACATCAAGACTTTCATCATAAAGAAGAAATATACAAGCATGAATTACCTCAAGATGCACATGATACACTACAGAAGATTAATCAGTTTGTACATCAGATGGAACAAATAATGTGGTCAAAAAACAATGATAGACAAAATTATGCAGTGTTAGACTTTGGATCATTGGAAACAGAATTAAAAATACAGCGTCCTATAGCGGATAACGAAAGACAGTGGTTCAGTGAAGCATATTATGAACAAGCATGTGATACTGCTTTATTGTTAGGATACTGTACATTAGGCAAACATCTAGGACATTGTACATGGACAAATGATACACAAGTTGTTAAAGACAATATGCTAAGACCACAAGAATACATATATACTCAAGTATTGTTTAGGCATAGTAGTAATTTTGTAAATCATGACATGAAAACTATAGATAAAATAAACCAAGACAATCATCAACAGCAACATGACTGGGTACAAAAAAATAATTTACAAAGTTATGTCGATACATATAATCCAAAACACATGTACAATACAGCACCAGTTGTTGCATTCGTAAATAAAAAACATCAATCATATACAGAAGACGATTGGCATGACATATGGTTGAAACAAAAATGGATAGGAATTGAGTTGTTATGAAACCAACTTTATACAGTCCAGATGATGATAGTCTGTTTGACTGTGCTTATGTGTCACATTTGCTGTTGGAAACAGTTGAACAGTGTAAAGATATAGATAAACTTCCTAAAAAATATAGTGTTATAATTAATGCTTGGGCATATTTGAATGACAATAGATTTGGATTAGTCAATCAAGGATTTCACCAAGATATAAATTTTCCAAAAAAGATTCTCAGAGATATCAAAGAAAATAATGTACATGTAATTTTCAATGTATCATGGGAAACTGGATACGAAGTTAAAAATTACATAGACAACGATATAATAAATTTTGATAAATTTTGTACAATATTTGGTTTAAGTAAAAAAAACATTACATATCTAATAGGAAACAATACACCACTTAAAATTATTCCAGGAATACATACTATTGTTTACAATTACAATATGCTATCAATAGGCAGTGTCATTGGAACTGATTATACCAATCAATCAGAGTATTGTAAAAAAACACAACAAATTTTGGATAAAACACTATTGCCATATTATGGTTTATACTATGTGAGAAGAAGTAGACAAGACAGAATTGCAATGCTAAGACTATTAGATGAAAACAATGTATTGGACAAAATTAATTTTAGTGTGCTATTTGAACCTACACAAAGCTATATTGATATGAGTAAGACTTTGTTTACTAAAATTGGATTTGATGACTATGATAATTTTATTAAAAAATTAAACATTCCACATTTTCCAAAACACAGTAAAATAGATACAAAATATAATTTTAACACTGATATGCAGTTTGTCAATGAAATTGATTGGGGTCATTCACAAACCAGTTACTTTCAATTAGCAGTAGAAACATTGCCCACTGCTCATGCTTTTATAACAGAAAAAAGTATTAAGCCTATGTCAATGCTACAACCAATTGTTGTTTATGGTAGTGTAAACACTGTACAACATTTAAGAGATATGGGATTTTATATGTTTGATGATGTAATTGATCATAGTTATGATGAAGAAACAGATGAAATCCAAAGGTTAATAAAAGTATCTAATGAGGTTAGTAGATTGTGTAGTATTGACAAATGGCCTGAAATATTGTATAATAATATAGACAAGTTATTGCACAATCAAAGAATTGTGCTAGGAATGAGTCACACAATTAGTAAAGGTGATGTTGAGTTATATAAAAGATGTGCTATGCATGAACAGTAATTTGATTACGGATTAAATTTTGTCTACGCAAAGCATAAAAATTGTGATTGTCGAAATCTGTAATACGACTATCCAATGTAATATTAACTTCTTTATTTTCCCAATTACCATCTATATCATAATCAAAACTAATTTGTATAGGATAACTTAGTTCCTTATCTAATAGTATATTTTCCTGTAGCTTTTGTAGATTTGTTGGATTATCTTCACAAAGGCAGTCTAGTATTTTTTTACTAATTGCAAACATATCACTCTTATGTTCATACAAAAACTTACTGCTTACGTGAATAAAGTTATGTCCTTTTTGTCCATCATCTATAGCTCCAGTTTTTAAATATTTGTAGATAGTATCTCTCAAAAACTTGACATGTTTTTGTAGTTGATTGTTAGTTGGCGAATTTAATTCCTGCCATAGCAGATCATAAAAAGTTCTATAAGGTATTTTTTTAACTTTGTTTAAATACTTGCTGTAAATTTGACTGTATCCATTTATATGGAAATTAATAATCATCCAAGCATATACGTAACACTCTACCATTTGTTCAGTGGTCATTGTATTGGTTGCATTAATAATATTAATTTGTTCAGGCACATCTTCCCAATAATTATAATTGTTCAGTATAAAATAATCTTTTGCCATTACACTTTTAATGCCATATTGTTTTACTGTGTCAGGGTGTGCTAGTTCACTGTTTTGCAACAATTGTGCAAACCATACATCTATACTGTCATGTTGACCAAGCTCTAGTAATTCGCATAGACCATCTTTCCATGTATGAATTGTTTCCAAAGGTAAGCCAAGAATTAGTTCACTGTATGTTTTTGTCTTGTATTTCTTAGCAACCTTCATGACATGCTCAATATTATCAAAAGCTAGATTTGTTCTTTTTATAGCTTCTAGTGTCGGTTGATTCATACTTTGCACACTAACAGTAATACCCTTACTTAGGTGATCCATTTCTTGTGCTATCTCAAATACTGTTTCATTGCTGTTTTTTGTGTACTGTAGATTGACAGCATCAATTTCACTTAGTGCCGCAACACGTTTAATTACTCTGGCAATTTCTAAATCTCTATCTTTAAATATTCCAAAATTGGCATCGGCGCCAAACAAATATGTTATAGGCTTACCTATACACCATTCAAGATCTTTTGTAACTCTTTCTATATCAAAACGCTTAATTTTACTCTGTGTCAAACTTCCCCAATTACAAAATGTGCAACTGAAAGGACAACCACGATTGGTTTCAAAAGTCATATTCCATTTTGCATTAGAATTGTCTTGAATAATTTTATCAAATATGCCTTCGGTATAAGGACTAGGAATATTTAAGTTATTCAGTCTACGTTTAGCAAAAGTTTTTGGTATTGTAGTATTTTTTAAAATACATTCTAATATTTCTAAAAAATTTTCTTCACCTTCATATTGTGCAACACTATCAATAAAGTCATAATCAAGAAAACTTTGATCAGTTTGTTCTCCGCCAAACATAATGATACAATCTGGCCATTGTTTTTTTATTTGTTCAGCAACATGCAAACAATACTTTTCATTCCAAACATAACAACTGAAACCGCACAGCTTAGGATTATCTAGTCTTGCTATAATATCTTTAGGATTATCTCGCTTGAAGAATAATTCAGGACATTCAAAGTTTTTATCAATATGTTCAAATTGCTTGACATAACTCCACAAACATCCTATACTATAGGGTATCCAGTATACTTTTTCCCCATTAAAAATACTTGTATACTGAGGTTGAAACAAGTAAATGTTATGCATCCATTAACCTAAAACACTTTTCCAATGATGAATAGTTCTATCTATTCCTTCTTCATAACTTACTTTAGATGTCCAACCTGTTTTGCTAGTTAGCAAGTCATTATTACTATTTAACCACCAGATTTCGCCATGTCGAGGATCTTTGGTGTCCCAATTTATTTTCCCAGTCCAGTCTAATTGTTTTGCAATGTAATCAGCACAATGTCTGATCTTTCGTGGGTCGTTAGGCCCAATTGTGTAAAAGTTTCCTTTGCACTTGTCTCTGTTTTCAATTACTGCCATCCATGCATCTAATAAATCATCTATGTAAATGAAGTTTCGGTATGGTTCTGCATATCCTAAGTTGCAGGTGTTACCTTTTAACATTTGACTGATAATTTGCTCTGTAACAAAAAAGTCATTGTCTTTGCGACCATAACTATTTGTTTGTCTAAAACTTGCCCAAGGTAGTCCATATGCTCTACCAGCATATTCTAAATATTTTTCACAACCATATTTTGCCACAGCATAAGGTGCATTAGGATTGGGCTGTGTATATTCATCAAAAGCAACTTTTGTTGTGTAAGTTCCAGTTTGTTTTACTTCATCGCTAATTGGTTGCCAACCATACACTTCCATTGTGCTAGCAAATACAAAATACGGCATGTCACTTAGCTGTCTACAGGCTTCTATTAGATTAACTGTGCCAACATAATTTACTTCGCTGAAACTTACCTGTTCATAAAAACTTTTTTGCACTTCAGTTCTTGCCGCCAAGTGTACAACAATATCCGGCTTAGCTTTTTTTACTTCTAGTTGTATACCTGTATGATGAGTAAGGTCATTTTTTAAACTGTGGACTTCACCAAATTGTTTTAATCTAGGCAATAGATGTTGACCAATAAATCCACTTGTGCCTGTTAATAATATTTTCATAACTATGTCTTTCTTGTGTTTCCGTAATGTATTACGGTCACGTCATCTTTTTTAAATTTTCTCCAAGGATCAATTACTATACTTCCAGCTGGTATATCACAATACAGTTTATCTTGATGATTTTTACCTGTGTATTCATAGGTTATTTCTGCACTGTGAGCCAGTAAAAATACACAAGGGCCTTCGGGCTTGTAATAGTCATCTGTTTGCGGATCAACATAGTTAACATTGTTGATCCCTGCATTCTGAACATAGTGTCCTACCAGTTTGCTGTAGCTACCTTCTTGATAAGGCACATTGGGTTTGTAGGCTTTACCGTGGATTACTACTGGCATGTTGTTTAATTTGGCAAAATGTGTAATAGTGTTAGCCATATTTTTGGCTTGCACTTCTCTAGCATTCATTATACTATCAAACAAATCATATCCTAAATCTAATTTTTCAGCCATATATCTCAGTGCAATATTGTCTCTTGGATGACATGCACCACCATCTCCCATACCTGCTGTCATAAATTGTTTGCCCATGATACGCATATCACTTTCAGCTAGTGCTTTGGTTACTACATCTACATTAATATTTCCTTGTTTTTCAGCTACATCCTGTATCATGTTTACCAAACCCAGTTTAGCACTTATAAATGTATTGTAAAAAACTTTGATACATTCACATTCATCCCATGTTCCTATTACATAGCGTGGATTGTTATTCATCACTGTTTTGTAAAATTCAACAAGTTCTTTTGCATCACCTGTTTCAGATCCATCTTCTGTTCCTATCATTACCATTTCTGGATTTACCATATCCCAAGCTACACTGCCCATTGCAATCAAATATGGATTATAAACAAACCTTGTATTAGATACTAAACTAACAAATTCACGTCTTGTTGTACCTGGTAAGACCGTACTGATCAAAACTAATATTTGTTGTTTGTTCATGTATTTGTTGGCTTCCGTTAAACATTGTTTAACAATATCATAACTAAAGTCCTTAGGATCTAAATGTGCAGTAGGTGCATCTCCATCATATTTGGGATCATGTGGAGTTGGTACTGCAACAAATACTATATCCTTGTTCTGCACTAATTTTTCAATAGTGTCAACTGTTTTTATTATATCACTGTGTCTTGTAGCAATGTCATAACCAACTACGTGATGACCTTTTTTAGCTACTTCTTCTGCACATGGCATTCCTAGTTTGCCTACGCCTATAAAGCCAATATTTGACATTATATTACTCCTCTGTCTTTTAATTTTTGTTCAAGAACTTTTGCAACATAATTGTGACCTTGTTGACTGAAATGTCCTTTATCTTCCAAACAGTATTTACTTTCAATATTGGTTATATTAATGTGTTGTTCGTTTGTAGTTTGAAACAAAGGTTGTTCTTGACCTACATAAGCATAAAAATTGTGTGTATCTGTATCTTCAAAAGTTATGTAAAATATTTTTATACCATATTTGTCCATGGTGTTATGAAATAGAAAATGATTTGTTGCAAACAGTTCTCGATTGTATTCAATATTATTGAAATATTTTTCATACATTTCTAAAAACTGGTTTTCAATTTTTCCTTCGCCATATACAAAACTTTTGTATCTTACGATGTTGCCACCATTGTTAAGCTCACGCAACTCAATATTTTTATCATGCATTGAATATCGATGGAATTCTGGTGCTAGTGTATCACTCCAAAATTCCTGCCTATCCATACTGGTATATTGCACTAATACTATATCATTTTCTGTCAATTGACCCGACATCAGCATCTGTGTAAGTTTTTTCCAAATTCTGTAATTACTTCCACAACCAGCTCCATGATGCACATAATCATAACCAATTGAATCAGCTAAAATTTCACCATATGCAGTGTCTACTCTAGTACGATCACTTACACTACAACCAGCAACTACTAGTTTCATTGTACTACTTTGTGTTGGAATTGCATTGCAATACTGCATATTTCTACAATGACGTCGTTGGGATCATAATTGAAATAATTGTAGTAATTGTGTAACACACTGGGTAACATGTCAATGGACAACTGTTTCCATTCCTCAATTGATAGTGAATGTAATCTATCTAATTCTTTTAAAAATAATTTAAGTCTTTTTCCTTCATCGACTATACTATCATAGCTTACATCTATCCATTTGTCAAATACATCAAAACCTTTGTATTGTAAACTTAACAAGTTGTCTTTTGATCCAAAAGCAATGAATGGTTGAAGCATTAAAAAAGGTTTATATGATTTTTCTGTTAAAAAAGTTGGATGGTACAGTGGAGATGCACAAGTGTCAATTGCCATTGTTTCCGTGACAATATGCAAATAGTTGTGCATACCTTGATTTAGATTTAAATTATCAGCTTGATTAAAATTTAGATCCATGCTTTCATGTTTAGTATTAATCTGCTGTTCAATTCCTTGCCCATCCTTAGACGACTCTCTTAACTTAATATATGTATCATTTACATTAGGATCTAGCCCAAGGTGTCTTATGTAGTGAATTAATTCTGGTCTTACTTGTGTTGGTAAATTTGCATACTGTCCAATAAAAGGTGCTTGTATACCTAAACTGTAATTGCATTTGTCAATATAACCCATGTGCATCATGTGTGACACTATATAACTTCGATGCATTCTTGGTAGACGATTATAACACACACTGTAATATTCTCTATCTTCTTTTTGATGTATAGATTTTATTTTTTTGTTTAAGTAATCTGTTTGTTGTATTTCTTCAGCAACTGCTATCCTATCTAAAAAACTTGCAAGTGTGTCACATGTAAAAACATGACTTTTTCCTTTTGCTTTATCGCAGTATTGTCTAGTGTCTTGATTAATGTCTTTGTATCTTAGTTCAGCACCAGTAAGCACAATAAGATTTTCTTGATAGTCTTTTATATTTAATGCATAAGGCAACATAGTAATGTCTATCCAATCCTTGCTTATATAAGTTTCTGTGCTCCAATCAACAATCCACAACACATTACCTTTTCCAGAATCTTCCCAGATATGAGGATTCATGGTCATTACATTTAGCCATTTGTTAGGGTCTGTTTCATCTCTATTATGTTTTAAAAAAGCATATTCACCAGGTGGAAAAATTAAATCATCAAACACATTAAGATATACACAATATTTTTCATTCGAGTTAAACACTTCTTCAGGGTATGCTAATTCAAACACAGGCGTTGGTTTAATTATTTTCCAATCGTTTTGATTTTGATGTATTAAATTATCAACAAACCAATAAGGCACATCACCTTGATTTTTCATTCGCTGATTACGTTGCTGATTTATTTGAATTATTTTCACAATATTGCCTATTAACTACATATATAAATATATTTATGAAGATATTTAAATTTGTCTTGAAAGTGAAACTATGAAAACAATAATATGTGATATTGATGGAACCATTTTCAAATATGTACGTAACCATCATTACGACCTAGTACACACAGAAGCACAAATACTTCCTGGTGTCTTAGAAAAATTCAAAGCATGGGAGGAAAAAGGTTGCAGAATTATATTGTTAACTGGCAGGAGAGAAAGTGTTAGAGAAATTACAGAAAATGCTCTAAGAAATGCAGGCATTCCGTTTGATGTGTTGCTGATGGGATATGCAGATACAGGCAGAGTATTAATAAATGACATTAATTGGAAAGGCAAGGTAAAAGCCCATGCTGTAAATATGAAGCGTGATGAAGGCTTTGAAAACATTGATTGGGAAGAATACGAACTATGATTAGTTGGGGTTGGAGTGGTATGGCACATGATGCTAGTTTGGCTGTCTTTGATGACAAGCAATTGGTATTCGCCGCACATGCAGAACGCTACAGTAGAATTAAAAATGACAAGCATCTAAATAATGGAATAATATCAGATGCATTAAAATTTGGCAAACCTCAACAAGTTTTCTTTTATGAACGACCTTGGCTCAAAAAAACAAGACAGTTTTATGCTGGGCAATATAACTTACTTAAAAAACAATCTCCAACAACATATATGCGAAAGTTTTACAAAGACGCTCCTAGAAGTATTAATACCACACATCATCACAGTCATGCCGCCGGAGGTTACTTTACTAGTCCTTTTGATGATGCCGCTATATTGTGTATTGATAGTATAGGTGAATGGGAAACTATTAGTGTATGGACTGGAGAAGGCAATCGCTTGAAAAAAGTATGGAGTCAAAGTTATCCTGACAGTATTGGAATATGGTACAGTGGAATGACACAGCGTATTGGATTGAAACCACAAGAACATGAATACATATTGATGGGCATGTCAGCTGTAGGTGATCCTAATACTTACTATAATATGATTAAAGAAGACTTTATACTCAAAATGCCAACAAAGCAAGACGGTAAAACTGTATTCTTGCGTAACTGTCACAGAGGCTGTATGAACTGGCAACCTTTGTTGAAAACTGTACAAAACTATGCAGATATTGCCGCTGGTGTCCAACGAATATATGAAGAAATATTTCAAGGATTGATTGAATATACAGCTAATATAACAAATAAAAAGAATCTAGTGCTTACTGGAGGTTGTGTATTAAATTGTGTTGCTAATCCAATTGCACATAAGCATTTTAAGAATGTGTGGATTATGCCAAATCCTGGTGATGCTGGCAGTGCAATTGGTTGTGTGTTAGCACACAAAAGCAAGCATATTGATTGGCCCGGACCTTACTTGGGACATAATATAAAAGGAGAATATCCAGTTGAAAAGATATTACAAAAGTTACAAACAGATAGGATCACCGCTGTTGCAAGTGGAAGGGCTGAGTATGGTCCTAGGGCTCTTGGCAACCGCAGTATTCTTGCTGATCCCCGTGGAGATGATGTCAAGGACCTTGTTAACAGTATTAAACAGCGAGAATCATTCAGACCATTTGCACCAGCAATCCTTGAAGAATACGCAAGCGAATATTTCGACGGCTACACAGGTCCGTATATGCAATACACCTCGACGTGTAAAAGACCTGATGCGTTTCCAGCAATCGTCCACTACGATGACACATCAAGAGTTCAGACAGTTGCTAAAACAGATAATACAGGATTCCGAAAACTGTTAGAACAGTGGTATAAACTAACAGGTTGTCCAATGCTACTTAATACCAGTTTAAACATAAAAGGTGAACCCTTAGTAAATACACGTAAAGATGCCCTCAGATGGACTAAAAAATATGGAGTAGAAGTATGCTTGCCCGAATAAAAAATTTCTTACTTTGGCCGTGGACACAGTACAAAATAAAAAAATTAAGGAAAAAACGTATGGAAGAATTGCGTAAACGTGATCCTTTCATATATGAGTAGTTGACATCAGTCAAATAATTTGCTATAATAAGAATAATGGAGTATTCACTTGTTAGATGTTGTTCAAATAAGTTACCATGAGCCTTTTGCAGATTTTAATTTTGAATTATTGCAAATGTTCGCACCTCATGCTAAACGTATACAAGGTGTTAAAGGTATATTCGAAGCTCACAAAGCCGCGGCTCAAATAGCAGAGACTAGTCATTTTTATGTGATTGATGCTGATGCTATTATAGATGAAGAGTTTAGTTTCAGATTTAAACCACAAGCAGATAGATTTGTATATGAAACTGTACCAGAAACAGATTGTGTATATGTATGGCGTAGCCGTAATCCTGTCAATGATCTATTATATGGATATGGCGGTGCAAAATTATTTCAACGTCAAGCTCTACTGGATGCTGAAAATTGGAATGTAGATATGACCACAACAATTGGTTGTATCTTT